CCTACGCAATTGCTCACGCATTTTCTTAGCAGTCGAGTTAGCTGATGTTTTTGGGTCTTTTGTTCCAGGCTTCACTACTGGTTTGGCACTTGCGACCTTCTTCTTAACTACAGGCTTTTTACTTTGAAGTTTGCGCCATTGCATTGCATCATACAAAACTTTAACGTGTCTTGGGTCAACAATAGCGCTCATCTCATCATCAGTAAATCCATATTCTTTCCCAGTGGTAATAACTGATTGGGTAGTCTCAGGACTCCAATTAGGTATCTCCTTAGCTAAGACTTCTTTGCCTTTCTTAATGCGTTCAGCCATGCTTTGTTGATGTTTTGTTAATGCTTCTTGCCTCTTGGCTTCAAATTGTGAAACTGCATCGTTACGTTGTTGCTGTAACTGATTGTATGCCATATATTGCTTTTGTGCCTCAACGAAATCACTATCAGTCAACTTCTGCCAATCCACGTTAGCATATTGGTTTAGTTGCTGGTCTAGTGCCGTTATCTTCGCTACATCTTCAATCAACAAGTTATTTAATTGAGCTTGCTCGGCAAACTGTTGTTCTTGCGTCTTTAATTGTTGCTCTAACGTTTCTAACTGTTTGCGTTGTTCGGCTACTTCTTGTGTCTTTTTAGTGTAGTCGAGTCCTTGTTGCGCTAATGCCACAACTTCGTCAAGTGGTTTCTCGATTTCTTCACCATTAACTTTCAGTTTAATAGGTTCAGCAGGTTGTTCCTCATCGGAGTCCTCTTCCTCTACTTCATCTTCTGTTTCTGGTTCTTCTTCTTCGGAATCTTCTACTTCTTCTTCAGTAGGTTCTTCAGTTGCTTCGACTTCATCCTCAACAACTTCTTCTTCCTCAACCTCTTGTGGTTCTTCAAGATTGATTTGGTCTTCTTGAATATCACCAAGCATCGCCTCTAAGCGACTCTGTGGTGACTGCTCTAGAGCTTGGTCACTCATATTACTTCCTTCTTAAAGTTAATAAACTATTTAACGTTGTCGTTAACCTGGATGTTAGCCATCTTGCCGGTTTGCATGATGTCGGTTAATGCACGTTCAATTTGGTTTAATGTTTGTAAAGCAATCACTAATCTATTATGAGTAGTGTCATCACTAAGCGGTGATGTTTGCATTGCTTCTATAATGTGATTCTTAACTTTGGTAAATGCTTCTTGATATACTTTGCTACCTAATATCTTTTCAGCTTCACCACCTTTAGTTATTTCTTCGTATGCTTTATCTTTCATTACATATTTTCTTCATCATTATTTTTTACAACTCCAAGCCAATTTGTTTTGCCTTGTTGTGATTGATAAATATTTCCTAATTGATTTTGATTCAAATTTGCTTGCCTAACAGGTTCTCTTAGCATATTAACCATAAATCCAAACCCTGTCGGTCCACCAAAAGCACTATTTGGTCTTGTGTAGTTATTAGTATTTGGTAAAACAGAATAAGTATTATTAGATAATAACCCACCTATGTTTTGATTATAATTATTGTTTTGCATATTAGGTAATAATCCACCATTTAATAGCATCTGAAGTATTTGGTTGTAATTCATATTACATTCCTGTTTGAGCTTTAAGTTGTGCTATAGCCATATCAGTTTCTGCTTTTAATTGTGCTTTAAAGCGTTCTAATTCGGCTTGTGCAGCTATTTTTTCACGTTCTATTAGTATATCATTCTGTGAACGTAATTGCTCTTGTTCGTAGTCAGCTTGGTTCTTCTGAGCTTCTAATTGCATATCAGCTTGTGCTTTAGCTTGTTCGATAGCTAATTGACCTTGAACTAATGCTTCTTGAGGATTTGGTTGTTGTTGTTGCGGTGGCTGATTACTTGGGTCAGTCCAGAACTCATCAGGGTTTTTAAAGCCTGCATTTTGTGTCAGTTTAGATAATGCGTTATAGATTTTATTCTTATCTGTTAAGCCAACCTGGATAGCTTCTTTTTGCATTTGTAAGATGTTGTTAAGGTGCATGAGCTGTTGGTCTTTGTTACCAGCGCCTAAGCCTACAGAGATAGATAAGTCTTTACGATTCTTCCATTCTCTTGGGTCAACCTCTACCCATTGGTTTCTGATGCGTACAATATCAGGCTTGGTTACGTTTTGTCTAACTAAACGATGCACTAACATAAATAAGTCTTTAACACCGGTTTCTGCAAATGTTCTAGCTACTAACTCTAAACGCTGTTGAGCAGCTGACATGATTTGTTGCACACCAGTTGCTGTCTTGTTTAAGCTATTGCTATCTAAACCTTGATTGTAAGCAGTGATGCCTGTGCGTTTTTCTTTCATGTTATCCATGTATTCAACCATGGTGAAAGATGTTGTAGGGAATGGTGCGTGTTGTAATGGTTGGATAGCACTACCTGGCTCACCTTGTACACGAACTATGCCACCTGGTCTTGATGTAAGCATATCATCTAGGTTTACTCTGTCAGAGATAGCGTAACGACCATTGTTAGATAGATACATATTGTCTAATTGACCACGAATCAATGTAGACTTAATCATCTGTATGTCTTTAGTTAAGTCAGTATAAGAACGACCAATGTGTCTGTGTGGCATTATCATAGGAGTAATGCAAGCAAAAGGAACGTGGTCACATGATTCATCTTTATAGATAATGCGATTACCTACTACAACAAATCTTTGACGTTTACCATCTACTTTTAAGTATGTGTCTTTCACTAATACTTCTGATGTGTCTACCGCTCTGTCGTATTGTTCGTCATAAATATCACGAGCATTAGATTCTATTTCAAACTCATCTTGTTCTGCTAGTATTTCGTGTAACTCGTCTTCATCAACATCAAATATTTCTGCTACTTCTGATGGGTGCATTAACTCACGATGCTGAACGAAACGTGCTGAATCTAAGTCTGTACCAATAGCATCTACAGAAACCATAATGCTTTCAGGTGCAACGTTCTTAATGCAAATCTCACCTGTCATTTCTTTAACACGAATTTTAACGTCATGTAACATAGGTTGCATGAATGCTTGTGCAGATGCCTGTTCGATTGTAACTGTGCCATCTTCTTGCTCTACATCAGGTTGAGATACCATTGGAGGTGTTAATGGCATTTGTGGTGCTGATGGGTCAGGATAAGATGTATGTTCTAGTATTTCGATATTGTCATCAGAAGCTAACATATCTAATTGGTCATCTGTTAGACCATTGTATGATTCTTCTTCTGCTTCTTCGTATTCTTCGTAATATGCTTTTACATATCCGTTTTTAGAAAGTAGTGCATCTTTAAACCATACATAGAATATCTCAAAACCATTATTCTTTTCCATGACAATGTGATTAACGTAATCTGTTTCTTGGTCAGCAGCGTCTTGGTCTTCTGGACCTTTAGGCTCAAACTTAACCACTTCATCACCGGATACAAATACTTTAAGTAACTGTGGTAATGCAGACTCAATTGTATCTTGAACGTCATATGATACAACTTGAGAGCGACCTTCTACTTCATTGCCGAACTTCTCGCCAAGATAAAAGTTGACTGCCTCTGCTCTTTCAGATGATAACTGTGCATCGTTGATACCATATGCAATCTGTTCCTCGTTATCTATCTTACTTAGTATCTGGTCATCTGTCATTTTTTCCATTAAACAATTCCTACATTGTCATAGTGTATCGGTTGAGTTTGCCAAGACTCGTTAGAGAACTTGTCAGCAGATACAGCTAAATATCTAAAAGCGTCTGCACCATGAGAGTATTCGTCATGCAATGGTGCGCCTGGTTCATTTGTTGTTGCACTAATAGAACGTCTATAGTGTTTAAGACACTCTATTAAACGCTCTGTTGATTTATCAAAGTAAACACGATGAAAGTTAATGCGTGCTAGCTTGATACCTGATTCAACATCTAATCTTGGAACAATTCGTACATCCCAACCATGTCGTCTCATTATTTCTTCTGCTGATGTGCCATACTTAAAGTCTTTAGTTTGACCATCATGCGGTAAATACATCTGACCCCAATTGTATGGTAAGTTCTTTAGTTCAGCAGAGTAGCTATCTAAAGTCCTATGGTCATCTTCTATGTATTTAATGACTCGTAATTCTGATACACCTTTTTGCACTAAGATAACTGACATACTGTCATTCCAGCCTAAATCCATGACCACATGGACTTTTAACTCTGGGTCATATGGTACGTTGGTAATACGACCATTCTCTTGTGCATCTCTTATTTCGTTAGCATAGATAGCGCCATCAACTGCTGTCTTACATTCACCTTCCCAGATGTTATCGTAGTCATCAGATGTGGATTTACTATGTAATCGTTCTGCATTTAGTACATCAGGAAACCATGGGTTATCAGACCAGTTGACCTTTACCACTTTGGCATTATTAGGTGTGTCTATAACGAATCGTTTATAGGTATCATCTGAATCTAGGTCAGGGTTAAAACTAACCCATATCTCTGAACCTGGCTTCCTAATCGTAGGGATAAGAATATCCCATGACTTCTTACTCACTGTTTGTGCTTCCTCTACCCATACTCTATCAACACCCTCGAATGATTTAATACTTTCTACTGTGTTGTTAGCAAGACCGGTAAAGCTAAACTTTGTGCCATTCTTACCTCGTATCTCATTCTCTAGTATTTCGTAGAATGAACCAAGATTTAATGACTGTATTTGGTCTGATAGTAATTGGTGAACAGACTGTTTAATAGAACGCTGCACTTCCCTAGCACATAATATTCTTAATGGTTGTTGTCTGATTGCGCCCTGGATTAATAACTTCCTCGTCCACCATATAAGACTTTGTATCTGTATGGTTCAGATAGAAACGATAGCTTCTCAGGAAACTCTGCCTCAATCTGTAGAGTCTGGTTTGACATATTTAACTGTAATACCTAAAGGTAAATCGCTTCCGTCTATTCCTGATAGCTCTGTAGTGGATACAGACTTACCATCTATTCTGTCGCCTAACTCTTTAATAGCAGACATATCACCTTCTGCTGCTTTAGCATATAAAGCATGAGCAATCTCATGTAAACGCTTGTAATCTTCTTGCACAGCTAATTTACGGATAATATTTCCCCATATTCTATTTTGCTTACTAGAGTTTTTATTACCTTTGTTAGCTTCAGCTGCTTTCTTTTGAGCTTCTTCTAATACTTTTTTTTGTGCTTCTGTTCTTTCTGCCATTTTGTAACTCCATTATGGGTCATTACGTTGTCTCCAGTGTTTAATTGAAGTAAGTTATTGATTCTTCGTTGCCAGGATTTGCCCAGCCTATTAAATACTTCTCTAATTGCATCTACATTTCCATTCATAGCATCATCTATAACAACTTTTGCTAATCGTTTTTTGTTTACTATTGATAATGATGCAACTTGCTTTTTTAAGTTTGTATAATCAGCTTTTAATGCTTTTGAAAAACCACCTTTTGGTCGTTTATTATATAGATTATCTATTCCAATTTGAGCTATTAACAATTCTTCTAAATCTAATGCCTGTTCTTCTGTTACATTATCTTCTACTATCTTAACAGTATATTGTTCTTTATAATCTCTTTTAGAGTAAGCTCTTTTGCCTGTACCCTTGCCTACATATATTGGCTTATTATCTTTATTTAGATGTATGTAAGTATAGAACACTAATATTCCATTGGTATTAATAAATTATCTAATGCTATGCTCCATTCTTCTGAGTAATC